GGAACTTTCGGAACAATGTCGGGGGTTCGCTTCATAAATGTAGATAAAATTGAAAGGACAATATGATACTAGGTAAGTTATTATATAAATTAGGACTGCCATTTTGTGAGCATTGCGGAAAGCACAAGAGCTTTGACGATGAAAAGTTCAATCTAGGGTACAAGGTAAAGTCCATGTGTCCTGATTGCGATAGGCCAACAGGCATGATGAGGGGAGTGTGGTTCAAATGAGAGAGATTAAATTCAGGGCTTGGGATAAAGTAAACGGCATGGTGTACAACCCCGCATTTCAGGTGTTGAGTGCAGGTCAGTTTGAAATAAACAGATGTTTCGAGCAGGACTACCCCAAGTTTATGCAATACACAGGACTAAAAGATAAAAACGGCAAAGAGATTTACGAGGGGGATTTGCTTGTAGATGAGTACACGTTCAACAGGATTGGGGGGGCGGACATCGGGAATTTTCCCGCGACTCACCGGATTGTTAAATGGGAGAGTGTACCCTCAAATGAGGATTACGAAACCATAGGTTTTGTAGGCTTTAACACAGTCCCTGAACAGGTGTATGTAGTAATAGGTAACATCTACGAGAACCCAGAACTGCTGGAGGCAAAGGAGATATGAAACATATTTGGAAGACAGTGAAGGCGGAAGAGTACTGGTTGGAGATTGCTGCCGCCGTTGAGGGTACAGGCGTACTTGAGGACGGTAAGATTGCTCCGATCTGGGATAAGCGTGTAGTCTGTAAATGGGACGGGTGTGTTGACTACCGCCAATTCGCAAATGGCTATTCCTATGATCATAAGTGTGGTGAGGATTGCAACTGTTGCGAGGTTTACATTCACATTTGTGATCTAGAGGAACACATCGAGGTACTAAAAGAGGTGCTTGCTAAGGCAAGGGCGCACTATGGGGAGGATTGGAACACTTGATGAAACTACACGCAGTAATGTCTAAAACAACAACGGATATGATGAAGTCAAAACAATTAAGCCCTGATGTAGTACAGCTTGTTCTCGATGTCTACATGTCGCCAGAACAATGGGCAGAGTTTGTTAATAAGTTTTATGACAAAGAAATAGAGGTGGAGGTTAAATGAGTGAGCCGATCAACCTAAAAAATCTATCTAAACCCAAGAAAGAAATTGTAGCAAAAGTACTTCAAGAGGATAAGTGGACATACGGAAAAATAGGTCGGGTACTTGGTGTATCCGATACAACAGCAATGCGCTATGCGGAGAGGTATAAAGAGGTAGATACACCCGAGAAGTTGAAACAGTTCGAAGAAGTTTTCAGGGCTTATGCAAAAACTAAAGAATTTGAGGGTTACAACATGATACTTGATAGAATGTTGGATCTAATTCCAAAGGAACGCAGACTAGATCAGTTAGTTAGAGCAGGGGAATTTTTATCAGGCAAGAAGGAACAGAGCCAAACTAACGTGCAAGTAAATAATTTCATTCCTTTATTGGATGTAAATACTGATGTACGCGAAAACGACAGCGACCAACAAGATAAACCAATTATCCAGCAGGATTAGGGTTGTAGCGGGAGGAACTGCTGCATCTAAGACCTTTTCGATAATAATATGGCTTATAGGCTACTCACAAAAGGTAGAGGGCGAACTTATCTCAGTAGTCTCAGAGACCTTACCGCACCTCAAACGCGGAGCTATGCGCGATTTTCTAAACATTATGGAAGCTCACGGACTTTATAACGATAACGCATGGAACAAATCAGACTTCACCTACACTTTCCCTACAGGTACAAAGATCGAGTTCTTTTCAGCAGACCAACCTCAAAAGGTAAGAGGGCCAAGGCGAGATGTTCTCTTTGTTAATGAATGCAACAATGTACCTTATGAGACTTTCACACAGCTTGAAATCAGAACACGCAAGATCATATTCCTAGACTTTAACCCTACACATGAATTTTGGTACTACACAGACTTTGCACCAAACCACAAACACGACTTCCTAACCTTAACCTACAAAGACAATGAAGCACTAGAGCCTGCTGTGGTTAAAGCGATTGAGGCTAGGCAATACGATAAGGGTTGGTGGCAAGTGTACGGACTCGGACAGCTAGGTGTTGCAGAGGGTCGTATATACAAGGACTGGCAACTCATTGACGATATACCACACGAAGCAAGGCTTGAGAGGTACGGACTGGATTTTGGTTATACGAATGACCCTACAGGTGGTGTTGCTCGCTATTACTACAACGGTGGATATATTTTGGATGAGGTACTTTATCAAAAAGGTTTATCAAATAAACAAATAGCTGATGTGTTTAGTGTACTACCCAAGACGTTGATAAGAGCTGATAGTGCCGAGCCAAAGTCAATTGATGAATTAAGACTTTATGGACTTAATGTAATTGGTTCACAGAAAGGACAAGGTTCAGTATTGCAGGGTATTCAATTAGTTCAGCAACAGCGTATATCAGTAACCAAACGTTCAACGAACCTGATAAAAGAGTATCGTAATTACTTATGGCAGACGGATAGGGATGGCAAGATTATCAACGAGCCGAGCCACCTATTCTCACATTTGATGGATGCCACTAGATATTCATTCGAGGATTTAAGACCATACGAGACGGATGAACTGCCACCTGATGATACTAAAATGTTTAGAGGAGGCTTTTATTGATGGAAGAACTAAAGATACGAGATCACAACATCAAACCGCATGCAGATGTTGAGATAGATATTATCCAAAAGAAGAACGGTCAGATGACGTTCACCTTGAGGATAAACGCAGGGAATATAGTTGATTACAACCTAGTAGAATATGTCGACATTAAACGTAAATACGGAAAAACTGGACAAGCTGGCACAGTTGTTGTCCAAGAATATACTATTCCATCTGTTGCTTGAGAGGGAGGTAAACGAAACACCTTTTGGCACAATCACCTTTAACTTTGAGATAAAAGAGGGGGTTGTTGTTCTACCTACGCTAAATATAGTCAAGAATTGCAGGCGTAGGTACTCAGGAGATAAGACCGCTCTTGACTAGCACTTGGCAATTTAGTATGCTAGTAGAGACAGTGAAATAGTCGAAACCGCTCTAATGCGGATTTAAGACAGGCGTAACAGCCTGTCTATTTTTGTTTCTATGACACAACTAACTACTGAGGTAAAAAACAGATTTCAGGCATCATTCGACTCGTTAAAGGAAAAAAGAACGCTCTTTGACAACGTAGAGGAGCTATTTCACGGCATCTTGAACGATTCAGCATCTTCTAAAACCAAATCACAGGTATTCGATCCAAGACTTTCAACCTTAATCATTGAGAGAGCTTATAGGGTTATGTCGCAGCTTCCAGTAGGCAAAGTTAAAGGTCTATCAACTAATGATATGGCTGATGCACAGATCAAGAACCTACTACTTGAGAAGTATGTAATACCAAACGCAAGCGCACAATTCGATTTTCTGACCAAACTACGCATGGTTGACCTGTATTCCAACATTTACGGCTCATTTTACACACTCGTAGATTGGGACGTTAAGAAAAACGGCTATATTGGGCCTGATATGTGGCTACTTAACATGCGAGATGTATTCCCACAGGTGGGCGCAGTATCAGTTGAGGATAGCGATCACATCATTGTTAGAACTTGGAAGCCTCTATCCTACTTCAAGAACCTAGGTAAAGCCGATGGATTCAAGAACATATCAAAGATTGTAGACAAACTCGAAGATAAGGCAGGTTCTAAGCAGTCAAGGGAAGCAGAAGACATATCAAGACGCGATGACCTATCTTACCCGCAGAACCAAACCACAAAAGGAACTGGATACTACGAGGTTTTATCCCAATTTGAGGGCGATAGATGGGTTGATATATGTGTTGATGCTGATATGGAGTTTAGAGATACCGAAAACCCACACGAAAACGGTGAGTTACCTGTAGTTCAGAAGTACTCTATACCACTACTTGATGACATTATGGGCATGGGTGATATGGAACGCGGCGGCTCAATGCAGAAAGTAGTCAACGCCAACTGGAACTTGTACTTAGACAGCTTGAAAATGTCTATCTACCCACCAGTAATTCTAAATAAGGACAATATAGCTTCAATGTCGTCGATCAAGTGGGGTGCTGCTGAAAAATGGCTTGGTAGAGGTAACTTGGACAACGTAGCAAAGACATTACAGCTTACACCACAGGGCTTAAATACCTTTAATTCAACATATCAGGTAGCAAATGCAGCAATCCTTAACCTCTTTGGAACATCGGACACAGCAGTTGGAGAGGCAGTCGACAATACTATGGGCAAAACTCCACAAGCGCTCAAAATGCAACAGGCAAGGGAAAACACCAGAGATGCTGCCGACAGGTTCTATATGGAGCGCTTCATCAATCAGGTTATGCGCAAGATGGTTAACCTTTTGGAAAAGAAACAGCCTAATTCCCTAACAGTTCGTATGTTTGAAGACGAGATCGAAAGCCTGTCTAGGAATAACCCAGATATAGCACAGCAATACGACAAGGAAAGCGGAAAACTCACAGTCAACAAAGGCAAGGGTTCTAACTTATACGATTACGAAATGGTATCAGGCTCTACTTTTGCAGTAGATAACAAGACCCAGCAAGACAATCTATCCTCACTTATTGACTTGTATTTGAAATCACAAACACCACAAGGCAACACATTAGTCGCAGACTTAGACCGCGAGGGTTACACCTTAAAGTTTGGGGAACTTTTTAAACGAGTAGTAGCTAGTTCAGGCATTCAGGATTGGGATAAGGTTTTAGTCGAGAAGACAGAAGAAGAAAAAGCAGAAGCAACACTTAATAGCGATGCTCAGGTATTTCAAAACATGTTAATGCAGATGCAACAGGGTGGGGCAATGAACGGAGTACCGCCACAACCAGAGATGCAACCTGAAATGGGGGTCATGTAATGCAGACAGCAGTACGACCAGACTATTTCAATGTTCCATCTTTGCAGAGAGCCGAAAAGGCAGAAAAGGCAACACCAGAGGAGTTAGCACTGCATGAGATGGCACAGATGCGAGGCTGGCAGATTTTAAAAGACACAGCAGAACAGGCATCAAGGGAACTAGGAGAGGTAAACAAACAGGCAATAGCACAGGGGCTACCACTTGAGGAAATAGGCAGAAACACAGTCGTCATAGCTTTAGCACAGGGAGTAATTGAGAGGTTACTTAACAAGGTTGCTGATGCTACCGAGGCCTGCCTGAAAGATGAATGAACAAGAAGCTGCGCGCGAGGAACTCGATTTTACGAAACCGTCTTTCGTATTTCGACCAAACGAACAGCACGAGTGGCGACAACAAGGCCCTTATCTTGTTTGTAAGAGTTGTGAAATACAACATGCAGTATTCGTAGGAATGGGTAAAACGATGGTCGGTCTTGATAGCGAGGGAAAGCCGATTTTTAAAAAGAGATAGTGTTCTTGTATATGCAAAAACAAGCACATTAGCTTGCGATGACCTCATACAATCGTAAATTGGTATGTACGAAAGTGGGTGATTACGATAGAAGATCAAGAATTGGCGTTAAATGAAACCGTCGAGGCAGAAAACGACGAAACTACTACGCCAGTAGTTGAAGAACAAGCTGCGGAGGAGGCTGACGAAGTAGATACAGAATCGGCAGATGATGTTGACACGGAAGCAGAGGAAACCGAGAGAGAACCCAAAAAGGGCTACTCTAGCAGGGTTAGGGAGTTGAACGCACGGGCTAAAAGAGCCGAAGCAGAGAAAGAAGCACTAGCAGCGAAGTTGGCAGAACTCACGGCCACGACTAACGGGGCGGACTTTCAGAGTCCAAGCATATTAGACGAGCCGATTGTACAAGCTGGCGAGGAGATTGACGCTTTAGAGCTTGACCGCAGGTTAAGGGCTAGAGAACAAAGAATCCTACAGCAGGCAGATGCTTTAGCGACGCTTAGGGGAAAACAGAACGATGCAGTCAATAGGATAAACAGCGAAGCCGCAAAGGTGATGCAGAAATATCCTGAACTAAATCCTGATAGTGAAAAGTTCAATAAGGAACTCTCAGACGCAATAACCGAAGCTACGGAGGCGCACGTTAAAGGCGCACCGTACACCGCATCAGTTATTAATTTTGTGGACAAAATGATGCGTCCCTACAAAGGGGCGGTGAGCAAAGAGGTAGGAGAAATGACAAAGAGCGTGGCCAAGCAAGTTTCCGAGGCTGCTTTGCGCCCTACTTCTGTTCGCGAAAAAGAGAAACCTGTAACAGAGAAATCTATTGCAGAGCTTGAAGCCGAATTAGGAGTGGTTCAGGCTTAATGGCTAAGAAATGAGGTGAATATATTATGGCAGCAGTTGGTTCAGGAATAACAGGGGTTACAAACCCAAACACTACAGGAACATTATCGCCTGAGGTGTCTACATATTACGAAAAAGTATTTTTAGATAGAGCAGAGTACGAATTGGTACTGAAAGAGGGCGCTCAAATGAGAACCCACCCAGCTAATGAAGGAAGAACTGTAAATTTCACAAGATACAGCCCTCTTACGATCATAACCGATCCATTAGGTGAACTTTCAAATCCAGTTACCTGCGCTATCACAGCTTGTACAGTAGCAATGACCCTTTCCGAATATGGTTTAACCACCATACATTCTAAGCTTTTGACACTCGTGTCAATCGACAGCGGAATGAAAGAGAAAGTTGAGTTAGTAGGTCAGAACATGGGCGAGTCTTTAAACAGATTAGTCAGAAATGAACTACAAAACGGAACAGCTTATTACGGAAATGGACATCACGTCGCTTCTTTTACAGCTGGCGATACGCTTGATGCTTGCGATATAAGACAGATGACCAAGGCATTAGAACTTGCAAAGGCAAAACCTTACAAGGACGGCATGTACATGGGCAAAACTGATCCTATCAGCAAATACAATCTTATTGGGGATACTACTTGGGTAAACGCAAAGACCTATTCCGCAGTAAAAGACCTTTACAAGGGGGAAATGGGCGAGCTTTACCAAGTACGCTGGTTACTCAACAAAGACGTTTCCTCAGGGACTGAGGCAGCATCTACCGCGTCCTCAACGACAGTTAGATACTACACCTATGTTCACGGCGACAACGCCTTTGGTTGTTACGACCTAGCACAGGACAAACCAAGACTGTACATACTTCCAAATCAGGTTGACTCAAACTCACCTGCAGGCAGAGTATCTTACATATCTTGGGCAGGATCTTACGCTACTAAATTGCTCAATTCCGATTGGGTAATAGCAGCTAGATTCTCTCTAGTTTAAGATTCAGGTTTGGGGGTATGCCTAATTCATACCCCCAGCCATTAAAAGGAGTTATGGAAGATTTTAGAGAAGCAGACAGAAAACTAATAGACCAAGGACTTAAGAGTAAGGACGCCAATGACAGACGACAGGCACAGATTGCTAAGGATCGTATTAATAGCGAGAGTAGCAAGATAAGAGATATGCGAGAAAGCCTAGTAAGAGCGCACAGAGAGGGCAACAAGGCTGAGATAGCGGACATACACGACTATATTAAGAACAAGCCTGAGTACAAGAATGGCTGGTGAAACTACTTTTAGGACAGCAAGTACACCTGTAGCCGATACTGGTACTACCACAATACAGGCCAAACCAGAACAGGCTGTATCTACCACAGCAGTAGAAGTACCTTTTACGGACTATGCAAGGGAACACGCCAAACCTTTTAGTGTTGAATACTTTGGACTTGGGGACACTTGGAACGAACCAACGGGGGGATTTCCAAAAGAGATTGAGACTATCGAGAGCTACTTTGCAGACAGAATTGCAGAGGGCGAGATGGCAAACAGTGTAAGTGCCGTCAAAGATAGGCTAAAAGAGATTTTGAAAATAACAAATATGAGTAAAGAAGAACGAGCGGTTATAAAAATAGAAACAATAGCAGCATACATTAAGTTTTTAAAAGAGGGTGCTGATATTAAGAGGAGTGTAAAACGATATGGCAGTGCCTGACAGACCAGCAAGCCAGAATAAGTACCCAGAGCAGTACATGCAAAATACTAGCTTCGATGAGACTTTTGGCGTAAATACGGTTGAAATACTTAAGTATGATGGTTCAGGGCTTCAAAGGGCATTAGCTGATGCGATGGCTTTAAAGGTAACGGTTAGCGGAACTAATACGTTTTTAGCAATGGCAGCAGCTGGTACAGCGCAAGCAACCGCAGGCTGGCAAGCTCGTAAGATTGACACATCAAGCGGTGTTGTTATCACATGGGCAGATGGAAACGCTGATTTTGATAACGTAGCAACTGATTTAACAGCGTTGTCTTACAGCTAATGGTAGTTCGAGTTGATAGATATGTAGGAACGAATGGCGATATTCTGCTTCCCGTAACGGAAACAGCAAATAACACATCGGACCTAATATCGATAAAAGGTGTTTATTATTTAGCGCAGACGAGTGAGATCGTAGCGATTGAGGCGGGGAATCCGATGGGGTTGCTTTTAACCCTAACGTACCCAGCCACACCATAGAAAGGTAAAACATGGCAGATAGCGCAGTGGTCATAACTAGCGGAACAGGTACTAATATTGATACCCGTACAGAGGGAACAAACGGAAACCACAGACAAGTTGTGGTAATTGGTGATCCTGCAACAAATGCAGGTGTTGCACCTGTTGACGCAACAGCAGGACTTAAAGTTGATCTAGGCGCTGATAATGACGTAACAGTTACAGGTACGGTTAACTTGGGAGCTACAGACAATGCAGTACTAGATGCTATTGCAGCCTCAGCAGCTGCAATTGATACGGATGCCACAACGATAATCGGGCATGTAGATGGAATTGAAACACTCATTGGCACTACAAACACTACTTTGACAACTATAGATGGTAGGGTTGATGGTATTGAGGGCTTACTTACAACAATAGATGGGGATACAGGCAACATTGTTACTTCCATTCAACTACTTGATGATACGGTAGCAACAGACGGGTCAGCAACGCCTACTAAGGGCATTTTAATGGCAGGGCAAGATGGCACTAATGCTCAAACTGTAAAGACCGATTCAGACGGTAACTTACAGGTTGACGTACTAACAATGCCTACAACAACTATTACGGGAACAGTAGACCTTGGAGCAACAGATAATGCCGTACTGGATACAATAGCTGCTAAGGACTTTGCTACCCAGACAACACTAGCTGCAATAAACGCCAAGCTAGTTACAGGCACAGACATTGGCGATGTAACCATCAATAACGCAGGGGGTGCGGCAGCAGTTAACATACAAGACGGTGGAAACACAATCACAGTTGATGGTACAGTTGCAGTTACAAACTCGGACATTACCTCAGTCAAGACAGCTACAGAATTACTAGATGATACTGTCTTTGTAGATGATGCAGATTGGACAGCCGATACCTCTAAGCACCTTTTAGTGGGCGGTGTTACACAAGTTGCCACAACAGCAAACACTGATGGAGATGTAACCCCGCTTACTACTAACGCCTTTAGAGAACTAAGAACTGCAATACCTGAAAGCGATTTAGCAACAGCAGGAACATCTCACGTCAAGAAATACTACACCAATGCGGGAGCAGTTACAGACGGAATCGTTTGGAGTCCGGCAGCAGGGAAAAGGTGGTATGTAACGGATTTGATAATAAACGTAAGTGCAGCCGCTACAGTTACTTTTGAAGACGACAAAGCTGGTGGCGATGAAGCGGTTATGAAATTCGAACTTGCAGCCAATTCAGGTGTTTCACATACCTTTAATACGCCTTGGTTTAGTGGTGAAGATGCAGCAGACCTTATTGTTACGACAACAGCAGGGAACGTCTACATTTGCCTTACGGGATACGAGCTATGATTAAATGCTTTCTAGTTCCAATGACAGAGCCCCCGTACGGTAGGGAAAACCCACAAAGACCTAAATTTTGTGATGACTTAACATGGTCAGGTGTTCCCATATTCAACAAGAATTATTACTTAATCAAGGCACAGGGTACAGCTCAAGAATTACTTACGCTACAGAATCAAACAGGTGTAATTGACTTCCCGAATGTCGATACAGACAGATTAAGAGACACACCAAAAGCAAGAAGAACCAAGAACAGACTTATATTCCAAAGATTGGGATTAAACGAAAATGAAGATTTAGATGTTAAGCAGTTTATAAACTTATGTGCTAACTCCGAGGTTATGCATGGTTGGGATAAAGATCGGATAATCTTAGGTGGCAACTAGAAGCGTAGTAGCAACAGACAACTTTAACAGAGCAGACGGGGCTTTAGGTGCGAATTGGTCGGAGGCTGCAACAGCCTACACAGACAACCAACCAGTAATAGCATCAAACGAGGCTAAGTCAGGTGGAGAGGGTTCTTACGACAACGCCTCGTTCTGGAACGCCAACTCTTTTGCTAACGATCAATATTCCAAGGCAACCATTTCAGTTCTACCCTCATCAGGCACTTCTCTTATGGGGACTATTGTTAGGGCAAACGCCACTGATTACTGTTTCTGTCAGTACAAGAGGGATTCTTCCTCTAATAAGAGCAGGATATACTGGTTCAATGCTGGGGCTTATACAGCCATCGCCTTACAAAATACCACAACCTTTGCAAGTGGGGACACTATAGAGATTGAGGTCGAGGGTACGACCTATACAATGTTCAAGAATGGTGTATCTATTCTAAGTGGTGCAAATGGATCAGCACCAGCGTCTGGTAGTGCTGGCATAACTCTCTATGACTTAGATGAAAGGTTAGACGATTGGGAGGGTGGGGATATGGTGAGTGCTAGTACAGTAGTCAAAGATATGATAGGTGGGTTTATCCCGTTTGCAAGATAGATAAAAAGATGTAGAATGATAATGTTTCTAGGCAATGCCGTTATGATACGGGTTTAAGCCACTCTTAATCGAGTGGTTTTTTTGTTGCCAAAATAGGTTTATATAGGATGACTACATACATTACAGGCGCAAATGGCTTTTTGGGATCACATCTAACTCAGAAGTTAGACGACTTTGTTCCAATTCCACACAGAGATATAACTACTACCGACTTTTCAGACGCAACAAGAGTATTTTTTCTTTCAGCGTATGGGAATATGGCTACCCACACCAATGCACAGGCTGTTGTTAGGGCTAATATATTAGACCTAGCGCATGTTTTAGCGTCAGTAGATTGGAAAAAGATAGATTCATTTGTTTTCATCTCAACGTCATCAGTGAAACTCAAGGTACAAACTACCTACTCAAGAACTAAGAAAGCAGCCGAGGAATTACTACTAGCTTACATGGAGAAATACAACGCGCCGATAACAATTATTAGGCCATTTTCAATAACAGGGGTAGGCGAACAACCTGAACATCTTATTCCCACACTTATACGATCAGTCAAAAACGATACTGTGATCAACCTTGCACCAGAGCCGAGGCACGATTTCATTGATGTAGACGATGTAGTAAGTGGGATTTTAAACCTTTCAAATAATCAGGCACGCGGTATCTATGAATTAGGTACAGGCAACTCGTATACAAACAAAGAGGTACTCTTTATGGTTGAGCAACTATTAGATAGTGCTTCGCGCGTTACCATAGTTCACGGATTAAGGCCTTATGATAGCGACAATTGGGTTTCCACGAATTTTAAAGCAAGAAATTGGGGCTGGTATCCAGTTAAATCACTGCAACAGTCCATAAAGGAGATGATAGATGCTGAACAAGCTTGAGAAAAGGTGTATTGAACTTACCTACGGGCATAACATGACCCACTTGGGTAGCGTATTAACCGCAGTTGGGCTAATAGACAAGATTTACTTAGCAAAGAACAAAGACGATAAGTTTGTATTGTCATCGGGACATGCTTTTCTAGCACACGCCGTAGTCTTAGAGAAAAACGGAGTTGGAGATGCCGATAGCTTAATAGAACGACACGGCACACACCCAAACCGCGATCCATTAAATAAAATATGGGCATCGACAGGCTCTCTTGGACAGGGATTGCCAATAGCAGTGGGAATGGCAGTTGCACGACCTGAGATTGATATCTTTGTGCTTGTATCGGATGGGGAGCTAAACGAGGGGGTCGCATACGAAGCCTTACGTGTCGCGGGTGAACTAAGGCTTGAGAACCTAAAGGTTGTTGTTAACGCCAACGGTTATGGGGCATATTGCAGGATTGACCCAGACCTATTAGAGGAAAGGTTAAAATACTTTTACCCATGCCTAGTAGTGCGTACAGACCTCTTTAAATATCCCGACTGGTTGCAGGGTATTGAGGCTCACTACCACGCGCTAACAGATGGGGAGTACAAGGAGTTGATGGAATTATGATAACCCTGACGTGCGCAGTGTGCGAAAAACAATTCAAGGTATCCCCTTACTATGCTAGGAGAGGTCAGAAGTGCTGCTCACGAACTTGTGGCCGTATCTTTAGGAAAAAGCCCATCCCTTGGAACAAGGGGCTGCGGGGCATACACCTCTCGCCAAGTACCGAGTGGAGGGCGGGGCAAATTCCCCAAGGCTCAGTATTATTCGAAAAAGGACACACTCCTTGGAATTACGGGAAGAATGAAGGAAAGTCTGCATGGTTCTACAAAGAACGCGAGCTTGAATACAAGGCGCTCCACAAGAGAATCAATAGGAGACTAAAGAACATCAGGCAGTGTCAATGGTGCGGGGCGCAAGGGATGCTACATTGCGCGAACCTTAGTGGTAATTATTTAGAGGAATTAAGCGACTGGGCAAAGATATGTGTCAGTTGCCACTACAAATATGACTACGCAAGAGCGAATTAAGAATTGGAAAGTTCACGATAGCCAAAGGGGGCAATTCTCTTTTGAACTGTATAAACAGATGGCAGAAGACTCAAGTATACATCTGTTGGTTGGAGATTTGGGCTACAAGATATTTGACGCACACTTCGAGGATTTTCCTAACAGATGTATAAATACGGGTGCTGCGGAACAAGCGATGATGGGAATTGCCGTAGGGTTGGCCCTTGAGGGTAAAAAGCCTTTTGTTTACACGATAACAAGTTTCTTCCTGAGGTGTGCTGAAACTATATCTCTGTACCTAGATCACGAAAACATCGCTGTAAGGCTTGTGGGAAGTGGTAGAGATGATGACTATAAGCATGATGGGGTTTCCCACTACTGTTACAAGGCACAGGATTTCATAAAGGCATCGCATCTCATGGAGTACTACCCAGAGAACAAAGAACAAATACCAGACTTAGTTAAAAGAATGGTTGAAAAAGAAGAAGCATCATTTATTTCATTGAAAAGGTAACTATATGTTAAACGCACTATTCTACCCAGCAGGGACAAAGGAACAGCCGATATCGTTTGATTCGCTGTATATTCCTTGGATTTACAAAGAGATTTATTTTGATGGTATCTATACCGATGTCCTAAACCAGAAAAAGGACATGGTGATAATGGACGTAGGCGCAAACATAGGTGTTGTAACCCAGCACATGAGAGATTACGCTAAAAAGATTTACGCGATAGAACCAAGCCCAGAGCATTTTGAGGCCCTTGCCAAAAATAAAGAGTTTAATAATTGGGATAACGTAGAGATATTCAATGCAGCTCTAGCTGATAAAGACGGTGAAATGCAACTTCACACTCTATCAGGTAATAGGACTTGTAACTCGCTGATTAACGACTACGGACAGGATAGTTTCACTGTCAAGACATTTGCCTTTGACACATTTATGGAGGAAAACGGAATCGAAAAGGTAGACTTTGTGAAGTTCGATGTTGAGGGTGCAGAAGACCTCATCCTTAGAAGTGAGGGGTTTAAAAAGGTTGCGGGTAGGATAAGTGCTATTGAGGTTGAGTTCCACTATCCAACATGGACTGAGCTTGTTAAGTACATGGTTGAGCTAGGCTTTGAGGCTAGGCGCTACGAGTGTAGTGCAATAGTCGTGTTATTTACAAAGAAATAATGTCGCTAACTGTTCACCTAGATTCATTTAGATACCTTTGGGAAGTGCTAGAGAATAACGAGTACTCTTTCCTTTTCAAAGACCTAATTGTTATGGATTTGGGCTGTAATATAGGGGCGTTTTCATTGTGGATTGAGCCTTTTGCTAGTCGCATACATGCAATAGATGTGGACGAATACGCTATAAGCTTACTGAACAAGACCATTAAAGATAGTGAAATAGGGAAAATTAAAACCTATGTGGCAAAGATTGACGGTATCAACGGGCTTGCAGGGTTTATGTCGGGACATTCTATACCATATGTCGATGTTTTAAAGATGGATATTGAGGGCGATGAGTTAGATGTTGTTAACAGCAAGGACTTTCCCCATGACCGAATCCAGACGATTATTGGCGAGCATCACTATTCAGATTCTTTAGCACAGAGGTTTCAAGAGAGACTTAGCGACTTGGGATATAGGTATACCGAGTTGCCTGATAATCATTTTATTGCAAGGAGAACAAGATGCGAAAAGTAGCTTTTACATGTGTTGACGACAGACTTTATTACCCAGAGGGTACACACATCTTTGTGAACTCTTTTAAGAGATTCCACCCAGATATTGACCTAGTAGTTTTTAGACAGGAAACAGTAGATAAGCTGTTTGCTGAAAAGGGAATCAACTGGTATCAAGCTAAACCATATTTTGCTGAGTTGCTCTTTAATGACTACGACCTTATATGCAACATTGACGCTGATACCATAGTTCTTGATAGGCTTGCTGAGGTGTTTGATAAAACAGACTACGATATCGGTGTGGTCTGGAACTTTAATGACTACGAGAACGCCTCATTTGAAAACATAACAGAGGAAATGTATTTACAGGCAGGTATGGTTGCATCAACAAACAAGAACTTTTGGCTTAAATGGCAAGAGATAAACAAAACTGCCATGAACTACCTACGCAAGGAAAACGATACGCTTAACCTACTTGTATACAACGATCCCGACATTTCAAAACTAAGGCTTAAGATATTTGATAAGGACAAAGACTACTACGGCTGTAAGTCTCTAGGTAGAGAGCCAAGATTCTACATAAAAGACGACAAGACTTACTGCGACACAGACGGGGGACAGGTTGTTGCCTACCACTTTGCGAGAGGTAATCAATTCCCGAAACTTGATTTGCCAAATATGCCACTCAAAGATTCGGTTAAGGAAAGTTGGTTTAACATTGCAGTATATGGGCAATCAGTAAAGTTGGTGAAGCCATGAAACCTTGTTTAAAATGCGGGAAAGAAACAAATCGCAAGAAGTACTGCTCGGTTGAATGCAGAAAAATGGGTCAATACAGACATTGTGAAAACTGCGGTGCGGAGTTTTATGCCAAAGCAAAGGAAATCAAGAGGGGTTGGGGTAGGTTTTGTTCCCACAAGTGTTTCTATACAACACCTCGGAGTTTGGAATACAGAGAGAACCTTGCAAAATGGCAGAGAGGTGAGAAAAGTCAGTTTTGGCAGGGCGGCATATCAAGCGAGATGCAGATAAAATACTCTAGCTCTGAATGGCAGAAGATACGACAGGCTGTCTACCAAAGAGATGGCTACGCCTGCAAGCAATGCGGTAGAACGGACAAGCTTGATTGTCACCACATAATCCCATATAGGATTGGCAAGATGTTCAAACACGTTTTTTGGAATGTGGGTGTTGACGATGCACCAAACCTAGTGACGCTTTGCAAGTCTTGCCACAAGAAATTGGACAATAAATTACAGAAAGGGGAGACAAGTGGCTTTACGCCCATACTCCATAAGATCACCACAATTTGACCTAACATCTGGAGGAATTCGTGTACTTTACGGGCTTTATGGCTGGTTGTTAGCAAAAGGCCAACTGGTCTTTATGAACGCTATGTTTGAAAACCCCGACTTTGTGGGTATATACACAGACATACACAAGGGAAACGATTTAGGCGCTAACACAGTCGTACGTTACTTGCTGAATAAGGTGGGGGTAATGGGTGGGGTCAATCCTGCAACAGGTGAGTGGGAAACAGGGCAAACCAGTTTTGACCCAACAGATAGAATTTACTACTTTTCTAAACTCTTTGGTGAAACCGAACCAGATAACTATATGTTTCTACCGATACTCAACACCCACCTTTTCAGAGATCAGAAAAAGAAGCGAGACAGGCGCGCCGTGTTCGTAGGAAAGGGTGTTGATACAGGGTTGCATCAAAGGGGCGCAACCATAATTGATAGGTCGCTTGCGCAGGATCAACAGGAATTGGCAGACCTATTAAACGAGTGCGAGGTGCTTTATTCCTATGATCCTGTAAGCGCAATGACGGAAATTGCGAGGCTATGTGGTTGTAGGGTTGTGTACTTATCCGAAACTTACACTCGCGAGGACTATGCAAACAAATACGAGGCAGGAGTTAACGGCATGAGTTTCGGTACTGATGAGGGTGTAGAACTCGACACGGAGGCATTTACACAACACTACCTAGACTTAAGAGAAACATTCTCAAAGAGATTAGATATTTTTATAGAAAGTACACAACAATGAAAACAGTACGCATATTCGCGCTTCCCTCACACGGAACAAAAGAACGTGTTTCAGGTGTAGATTTTGCTAGAATCATTCAACCAATGGAGCATCTAAATGGCTACCAAGATGCTGATATTAAGTTCGAGGTCAAAGTCTATAACCCTATAAAAGATGAGACTATGAATTGGGTTGAGGTTGCACAGGAATTTGACCTCATTTACTTCAATTATACAGCTATGCCGTGGGAATTTGCCAAGATGGGCTCGATGGCTCGTAAGTTCGGCAGACCCCTTGTGATGGATTCAGACGATAGCCTTTGGGATATCATGCCTGATAACTCAGCCTATCAAGCCTTGGGCAAAGGTTCAGAGGGCATTAAGAACTTCACCTCGATTTGCAGGGAAGTTGATTACATGACCACAACAAACAAGTATCTGCGTAATGTCATATCACACCACACCTTAAAACCTACAGGCAAGATAAAGATATTCCCAAACTACATTGACCTAGATGGACTCTACACCTACAGGCCTAAATTCAAAGATACAAACGATATAACCTTGTTACACTTTGGGTCAACTACGCACTTTATTGACCTGCAGACTAAAGAGTTTGAAAAAGGCATTGATATGATTATGAGAGATTACCCCAATGTAACTTTTAAAACTGTAGGTGCGCTGATTCCAAGTTACAAGTACAAATGGGGGCAGAGGTATAAAAATGATTACGGACACCAAGATTTGTATAAGTGGGTTCGTGAGAGATTTCCTTTGTTTATGGAGGAAACAGATATCATAGTTGTACCACTTGAGGAAAACAGATACACAAAATGCAAATCTTCAATTAAGTTCCTAGAGGCAAGTTCAGCCAAAAAAGCAGGGGTGTATCAGAACATCAGACAATACGAGGAAGTTATCGAGCGCGGAGTCAATGGATACTTAGCCGACACAGCACAAGACTGGTACGACAGCATCAAGGCTTTAATAGATGATAAGAAGCTACGTCAGAGAGTTGCGGAGAGTGCCTTTAAAACTGTTCAGGACGATTGGCAAATGAAGAATAACGTGGCGCAGTACGCGGAATTTTTCAAGGATATATTGACATAGCACGGCAGTTACTGCGATAATACTATCAGCTAAATAGTGTCTTTCAACTACCAAGTGTAGTATGCAGACTTCAAAGCCTTAACAGGCCGAGAGGTCTTTTTTTATTGACAATTTAATACGCGCCAAATAGCTGAACACAGTTAATCGTGTCGCAACGTAAGCAAGAATGGGTGTTTGCAGGGTCGTCAATTGTTTTCTTATGTGGTGGGGAGTTAAGCCACGCATAAAACGCAGCAACCTCGATACTGTTCCCTGTATAGGGGTAAAGGCCGACAAGATTTTCTACAACTCTTGAAAGCCCAAGTGTCGCAACTTTACTCTGTGCAGTTCTGTCAAAGCCCGTGTGGTTAAACTTTTCAGCTACCTCAGGTAGGCGTTCGTTAGCGTAGGCGCATAGGTTTTGGTCTTTGATAAAAGGCGTTAGGTTGTTATCTACCCTATAGCTTTGTATTAGCGACCAAAGAATCGCTTGGTCAAAGGGCGCAGGTTTTATGACCTCGATCCTCTTGACTGTAGGTCTTGTCGCTTTTATTTGGTATGACGTACCTGCTACAAAGCAAAATAGGCCAAAAAGACCTATTAGGAGTAGCAAAAGTAATTTTTTCATACCCACATTATAACATTGGGTGTAAAGGAGCAGTACAAAATGGCAACAACAGGTAAATGGAATGTCGGGGGGTTTAATATACCCGATTATGGAATTTCCGAGAAGCTTGGTTTAAACAAAAAGAGTTCAGTGCTTGGACAAAGCACATCCAGCCGTGCCGTTTCTGCCCCTAAGAGTACGCCTGTCAATCCATTTAAAAGCACAGCATCTGGTCCTATCTACAGCAATACGGCTACATCTTCTACACCACAGGTATCACGATCAGTACAATCAGATAGTGGAAACAATGATAGTGTAGATAACGGCATCAGCTCAGGTACAAGGGATTTACAAAACAGCATTTCATCGGGGTGGGATCAATACATCAGGGGTCTTGACGATCAATTAGGTGGTTTAAATACATCAAGAGTAGCACAGGAGAACATCATCAATAGCCAATACAATCAAGGCGTTAACACGCTAGGACTACAAAGAGATCAAGGGCTTCAAGAATTGGGTCAGGATAGAACCGCAGCTATGCAGAATCAGACCTCAAACCTTAGAGACATTGCTGGAAACATACGCAATGCCTTTCAAGCAGGTAATGTTTATCTAGGTGCAAGAGGTGCAAGTGATAGCTCGGCTGCAAATCAATACTCTTACGCCTTAAACAAAATGGGAACACAGCAAAGATCAGATGTTATGAATAACACTGCAAATATACTCGCAGATGTTGATGCTAGGGAGTCAAATTTGAATAACATATACAGTACAGAGGTCAATAACCTTGGCGAACAGAAGAACCAACAGATTCAACAGGTAGGTATGTGGTTTGCAGATGCTCAAAACCAGATCAGACAAATGCAAGCTGAAGGCAGGTTGAGTAAGTCCCAAAACCTCAATAACTTATCAAAAGACCTATTAAATCAAGCCATAGCAAGGGTCAATCAGATTGAACAAATGGCGATAAATAGGAAACAAGCCCTTGACCAGTGGGCAATGGGTGTATCCGAGGACATCGGGCAACTTAGAAACAACATGAAAAGCGTTGCAGACTTTAGTTTTCAGGCACCGCAAGCTCAGAGAATCGCAGGCGCACCTCAAATAGATTCGTCAGGCAATATGATGACCAACTTTGGCGGCGGTGGCAGCAGAGCATACGGAGACGACAGGGATAAGTTTCAACTATTTGGATAACACGGAGGCAATAAATGGCAACACTAGCGAGCCTCTCAAAAAAGCTAAGAGATGCTTTTGATGGAGTTCGAGACGATTCTAACGAACTGCTTAAACAAACACTGTCTAAAGCAAGGTATGAGTTCAACAAGCCTCGCGTTGGCGATGGTGGTGTAATTGGCAGGACTCTATTTAATCCCACAGCACAAAACGTATATCAAAACACAGGCTACGCTGCAGGTAAGTTTGCAGAGGGCGTTCCTGTATTTGGCAAACAAGTTAGAGCTGTTTCACAGAAACTAGCAGATATTAGCGGCGGCACAGGGCCAGTTACAGCAACGAAACCAGCTACAGAGTTTGGAAGAAAAGCAGGTGTGGCTGCAGAGTTCATACCTGCAACAATAACGTTAGGCGGCTTGAGTAAAGCACCGACCGTATTCGGAAAAGCAGGAAGTGTAATCAAAACAGGCGGCACGAGTGCGGCAATCGGCGGTGGTTTAAACAAGGCTTTTGGTGGAACTTTCACAGAGGGCGCAAAAGAGGGCTACAGGGCAGCTCCTGTAATTCAGGGTATAAGCTTACTCACAAACCCACTTCTTGCTAAATCCACAAGCAGGGTAGCTTCACAATTCAATAACCCGCTTCTACAGCAATTGTCAGGTAGGGTCGCGGCAGGTGGAGCTAACGTCTTACAAGGCATCCCTATGAATAAGGCTTTGAATCAACCAGCTATAACGCCATTAAGTGCAGGAATCGACTTTGCTACAGGGCTTGTGGGTGGCAAGAGAACTTTTGATACAAACATTGCTGTAGGTAGAAAGCCAAGCAAGGTACATCCAGAGGATGTTGGCGTTCTAGATCAAGCAATGGATATGCTCCAAAACAAAAAGGCTAAGTTAGAGGGAATTGAGAGTACAGAATACGGAAAACAGATCAACTTACTAGCAGATAAGTACCTCAAGAAAGACGAAATAGACAAGGTAGTAACTAAAACCAAAGGTAAGGACATGAGAAAGTACTATGTCGAGCTTGGAAAAGCACTACAGAAGAAATCACGAGAGGTTGAACCGGATTACGGGTTTGCAGACAGGATGTTCGGAAAACTAGGTATAGTTGATGACGACCCCCTGATACAAGAAGCAAGGAAGTATAAGAGTGCCAATAAGTATGTAGATGCAAAGTTTAATGAGTGGTTAGCAGAAGCGGCTGCAAAGTGGAATAGAGAAAACCCCCTACCCGATGGAAGGAACTACTCGGGCAGTGGTGCATATATGAGTAACCCTGAAACTAGAGCAATAGCTAGTGCAAAGTATAAAGAATTACAGGATACTCTTATACCAATCTGGAAATCAAAAGAGGGTGTTATTAAGCAGGGTGTTAAAGAGCAAACGAAAGCAAAAACTGCAGCAAGACTTGACGAGAAAGGTGCTATGGAAGAAGCAGCGAGATATCTATGGGGAGACGATCCAACGATAAAGTGGGAAAGGGGAACAGTGTGGAAAGGTGATATTGACAGCGTGGGTGGTATGGAAGGAAAAAATATTGACCAGATTATAGATGCATTAGAATTTGATAAGTCTCCGAAAGCTAAAGAAATACTCCATAAACTAAAAATGAACAGTAGGGGTTTTACAAACTATCAGGAAGCACATAAATCCCAACTAACAGACATCTGGAACAAAGCAAATCAACCTATCAACTCACCTTACAGTATGGGAATTGTTGGGAATAGTCCTACAAAAACCACACAATCGCCAGAGTTACCAAAAGAGGTATTGCAGCCACAAGCCAAAGTCCCAACTGTTCAAACGCCTGTTCAGCAGGTAGTGAAACAAGATATTTCGCAACGTGATATAGGACAAACAAAACAGGGATTAGGATTAGAGCAGCCAAAAGATACACGAGCAACATCATTAGAAAATATCGTACGCCAGTCAGCCACGCCTGTAAAGCAGAAAGTATCCCTTATTGATTACCTTAGAACTCCAAGCCATGTACTAAAAAAGATCGGGCTTGAAAAACAAGCAGAGGCATTAAAGACGGCACACAATGCTTATCTTGATGAATTGCCAAAAGAGATAAATAAAGTTACAGAGTGGTACAAACGTGCGCCATCGCCTGAAAGCGCAACTAATATTTTTAAACACTTAGACGGACAAAAGGTATTTTTAGACCCAAACGAAACACAAGTAGCCAAGGAGATTAGAAGCTATCTCATGAATTGGGCAGATCGACTGGGATTGCCTAAAGACAGTAGAATCACAAACTACATAACCCACATCTTTGATGAGCAGCTGATTCAAAAAGAATTTGACGACGACCTTGCAAAGATAATTCAGGACAATGTTGCAGGCAGTGTATACGACCCGTTTACACAACAAAGACTCGGAGCTTTGGGGTACAAAGAAAATGTTTGGGAGGCTTTAGATGCATACGTTAAAAGAGGGGTGCGAAAAGTCAATATGGATTCAGCCCTTGAACAAGTTAAAAAAGCAGCTGATAGCTTGGAGATATCACAATTCAACTACGTTAAAAGATATGTTGATCGTATAAACATGCGCCCTACGGAAGTGGATAACCTTTTAGACAACACAATCAAGCAGATGGTTGGTTATAGACTTGGGGGCAGACCAACCGCAAGAATTTCAAAGACAGCTAGACAGATGGTGTACCGAGGTACATTGGGTTTAAATGTAGGATCAGCACTTAGAAACCTTACTCAAGCAGTAAACACCTACTCAGAACTAGGGGAAAAGTATACAGTACTTGGGTATACTAACCTTTTAAAGAACGGCACAAAAGAACTAGACGAAGTTGGCATATTCCGTAATAGCATGGTCGAGGACAGGGCGCTAAACGCCACGAAGAAGTTTTGGGAAAAGACCGACAAGGTGTTGTTCTCATTCTTTGAACTGGCAGAACGTATAAACAGGGGCTCTGCATATTATGGGGCTAAAGCAAAAGGCCTATCTAAAGGAATGACTGAAGATCAAGCTAGAAAATACGCTACAGGGATAGTTGAAAAGACACAATTTACCTTTGGTAAAATAGATACACCTGTTGCTATGCAGAGCGACATTGTTAAGCTTTTGACTCAGTTTCAAAGCTACAATATGAAACAGCTTGAATTTCTAGGTGGTAAAGTCAAAGCACGCGATATTGCAGGCCTCGCAAGATACTCAATAGGGAGCTTTGTAATGCTACAAACCATTGGGCAGCTGCTAGGTATGGACTGGAAAGACCTTATTCCGTCAATAAAGATAGGTGCATCACCTGTATTCACGGGCACAAGAGATATAGTTCAATCAATAACTGGTGGGGAGGATGACTACGGAAATGAACTATCACCAGATGATAGGGCAAAGATGGCGGGCAAGGCAGCCCTACCCTTTACTCCAGCAGGCGTTCAGACGAGAAAAACAGTAGGGGGGATTTTAGACCTTAACAGAGGTTATACGCAGACCAAATCAGGCAACGTCAGGACTCCACTTAATTCAACGCCGTCAAATTGGCTTAGGGGCGTTACTTTCGGCAGTAATACTCTACCAGAAGTACAGGAACATTGGGATAATGATACTAAGGCGTTATCGGAAAAACAGAGTCAGGAGTTTAGAACCACGTCAGATAGAAAAGGTTACTATGAGTCCATACTACGGGGCAGAGAAGATAACAAGGAAAACCAAGCAGCAAGGGAACGAGTTGCACAAACAGGCAAAGAGGAGCTTTCAAACGGCAAGTTATTCTACATGGGAAATGAAACAGATAGTAAAACAGGCGAGGTCAAGAAAGCGGTTAAATCATTAACAATCGGAGATATAGAGCAAACTAATAGGAAAACAGGTCTTGGCAAGTACGTCATAACAACCGAGAACGGAAACAAGGCTCTCATTGATTTGACAAAGCCCCTAGAAAAACCAGAGGCTACAGGGCGTACCGAGCTAGACAAGGAACTGATATCACGTTACAACAGTTCAATTACGACAAGAATAAACAACATTGAAAAGGTGTACCTAGACGGACAAATGACAGCAGGCGAGGCAGAAAAAGCCATTTCTGACCTAAAGGCTCAAAAGATTACCACAAGCAAGGCCAAGAAAAAAGGTGTTAAGGTCGCGTTGCCCAAGATTACGCTATCGACCATACCTATAAGTAAAACCAACATCAAGCCTAGAACTATTAAGCTTAAGAAAGCACCTAAATTGAAACTAAAAGCTGCAAAACCTGCTTCAATCAAGCTTGCCAAGAAAAGCTACTCAAAGGGTAAGCCGATAAAGTTTAGGAACACCCTGTCGGACAGCTTGACGAAACTGGTATAAAAGCCTAGTATATTAATGTATCTTTGCTCATAGAATGGTGAGCTAGACAGGCGTTTGACCTGTCTTTTTTTGTTTTTATGGCAGTAAAGAGTTGTATTGTTTGTAACAAGGACTTTAAGGTTAGAAATAGTCTAGTTAGAGAAAGAAAATACTGCTCTCACAGATGCTATTGGGACAGTCTAAAGGGCAAGCCTTTCTGCGACAGGAAGCAGGCCCCTATGTATAAGAACTGTGCGGTCTGTGGCAAAGTTTTTGAGAAGCCCTATAGATTTAATATAGGCAGGTGGGCAAAGGCTAGGTTCTGTTCTCTACAGTGTTCGGGAAAATACCATTCTGGTGAGAAAGCACCTGCTTGGAAAGGCGGTAAAACTAGGGAGCAGAGATTCGCTAGGCAGACGCACGAATATAAGGTGTTCAGGGCTAGTGTTTTAAGACGAGATAGGAGGATGTGTCGGGAGTGTGGTTCGACAGGTCATTTAGAGATTCACCACATAAAGGGTTTTACTAGAAACCCAGAGCTTAGGTTTGATTTGAATAACGTAATTACTTTGTGCGTATCTTGCCACGCTAAAACCGATAATTATAAAGGCAGGGAAAGGTTGACATGGCAGCAGTAATATCGAACGTGACGGATGCCATTGCTTACTGCAATTCTTTATACGAGAGCGACGAGACTGCACCAGATTCAGGCGATGCGGATTACACTGTTTGGCTCTCTCTTTTAAATATAGCTGTAAACATATGGGAACACGAGGAGGGTATCTTGTGGAAAGAGCTTTTTGTTAAGCTTGCAGATGCCTCAACAGGAGATAAAACGACCACTACCGCAACGACCTACGATGTACCAGATGATTTTAAATTTCCTGCAAGTGGGTATGTTTGGCTAGGTACTGGAACTAACAAAACACCATATAAGGTAATACCACAAGAACAGGTACAGATAGCAGAAAACGATAGCTCCAACTGGTGTTATTTCCTCATGGATACGACACCATCGCTAGAGTTTAACCCTAATTTATCAATCACATCAGGGCAAACCATAAACTACAATTACTACAAAACAGCAACCAAGTTGACTACGGGATCATCAACCTTTGAAATGGCAGATCCCATGTTTGCAATATACTACGTCGTTTCCGAGCTTAAAAAAGACGAGGGGGACACTTCTGCCCTCACAATAGCCACACAAAAATTAGAGGGAATGAAAACTAGAAACATCATGCCTAGTTGGTATCAAGAAAGTACCTCTTTTAGTACCTCGGATACAGGCCTTGGTATATGAAGTTTGAACCTAGCAGAAATAGACGCAAAGACGACACTATAGACATTCTTGAATTTCAGGGTGGCAATTCTTCACTTGTTCAAGAGGCTAGAATGGACTCAAAGTTTGCAGTTCAAAGCACCAACCTCATGCAGGTACAAGATGGACTTTGGAAAACTAGATGGGGTACGGGGTATTATGGGGAATCCCACGCTTCAACCATTGACGGGGCATCAGAGTTCGTCAAATCAGATGGAACTACTGAGTTAATCACAATCTCAAATGGTGTTGCTTACAAGTCTACAGACGGAGGGACTTTAACCTCTATTTCAGGTGCTACTTTTACAGCAGGCCTTCAATGCTATTTCATGCAGATTGCAGGCTATCTATACATAGCAAACGGCACGGACGCACTTGCTAGATACAACGGCACTACTTTAACCACTTACACTGAAATAAACGCACCTACAGGGCTTACCGCCTCGTTAGTGGCATCGGGACTTACTAGCGGTGTCTATACATACTACGCACAGGTTACAGCCTTAAATGAAGTCGGGGAAACGACAGGTTCAACTGAGGCATCTATTACAGTTAATAAGGTCAGGGATTCATGGGTTGCAGGTACAGACAAAATAACATGGTCTTGGGCATCGGTAGCAAACGCAACGCGGTATCAGATTTACTTATCAGATCAGGCAGGGTACGAGGTATTATTAGGCGACTCTGATGTTACAAGCTTTATAGACGATGGAACGAGGGATTTAAATAACTACATAGAAGTACCAGACGACAATACAACAGGTGCGCCTAAGTTTGTATCAATGGCGGTATCGGGTAACAGGATATGGGCAACGAACAACTCGGAGGATATGTACAAGGTCTATTTCTCAGGTACAGGTAACTTTATCGGCACGTTCTCAGACTTTTATGGCGGTGGGTGGATAAACCTAGAAAAAGGCGGTAGGGAAATACCTATTGCCGTAAAGCACTATCAGTCAGGTACGGGAACAGGTGTTGCTACAGTGCTTGCTAAAACACCAGACGGCAGAGGTGCTGTTTGGCAGATAACTATATCGAGTGCTACTGTCGGGGATACTTCTTTCTCAGTTCCCTCAGCCACTAAGGTTGTAGGGTCTTTTGGTACGGAATCGGTACTGGGGGTGGTAAATACACCTAACAACTTGGCTTTCCCTAACAGAAAAGGTTGGTTTGACTTGGGCGCTGAGAAAAACTATTACGGAGTTCTAAGAACAAATGAGAAATCCCAAAACATTAGGCCTTATTGGAGAAGTCTATCGGGCGCTGGTATGAGTTCGGTATGTGCTTACTACTACGATGCCAAGATTTTTATATCTGTACCTACATCAAGTGCTGGAAACGATCGTATAATCGTATGGGACGACGAGAGGTCAAATTGGGCGGTGGATTGGTCTTTTGGTGCTAGGCAATTTTTAGAATACACAGACACAGCAGGGAATACTAGGTTTCTTTTTATACCAACAACAGGCACAAAGCTCATTGAAATTTCAGAAAACATACTCAACGACTTGGGCGCTGCTTTTACGCAAACATACCTATCCCCACTCATGCCAGTTTCCAAGGTGAAGACGGATATTTTCAGCTTAAAAGAGGCAATAGTCGAATTGGGTAATCCGAGGGGCGCTATAAACTTTCAGGTATTGGGGATTGGTAAAGATAACAGCTTTTCAACCATTGCTACGGCCACGATTACAGACTTTGGTTCAAATACAGGGATTGGAACTGACCTTTTTGGCGAGGCGTACTTTTCAGAAACGCAGGTATCGGCATCGGGTGGGGCAGACGCTTGGGCGATTTACTTACTGGACGCACCATCTACATATACACAATCGACTGTTAAAAAGGCTATAAGAAAAAGAGCCAAGCTCTATAACATACAGTTTAAGATCAGTTCAACAACAGCAGATACGAGTTTTACTATACTCTCGTTTCAGGCTAAGGGAAGTGTAGTCAGACGCAGGTTGCCGTCCAGTTGGACTGGCGACTAACATTGACTTAAAGAGTCAAAAAGTATAGCATTAGTATATCTTTGCAGGCAATAGATGCCTGTTAGACCGTGTATAAAACCACGGTCTTTTTTTATGGACAGAAAGGACAGAGATGCCAAAAGGCGTTTACGATCACTCAAAGAATAAGGGTACTAAGGGATTACATTGGAAGATAAAGGATACATCCAAGATGTTCGGGAAACATCCTAAATCCGAGTTTAAACGGGGTTCTAACATAAACGAGAGGAATGTGAATTGGAAAGAGAACCCAACACTGGTTTCTCTACATTCATGGGTCAGGAGACGGGTATCGAAACCCAAGCACTGCCCCTCGTGCGGCACTAATAAGTACGGTTTGGAGTTGGCAAATATAAGTCAGGAGTACAGGCGTGACATTGCTGATTTTGAGTGGCTTTGTCGAATGTGCCATATGGAAAAAGACGGCAGAATTAACAGATTGTTTCAGAGAAAGGAATTATTAAATGCCAGCGAGCAGTAGTGATAAATTTAAAAAGGGCGCACGTAAATGGGTAGGACAGATAGGCGCAGGCGGAGTTTCAGACGACACGGTTGCCACAATTCCGCTATCCTCAACAACAGGACTTCCCACAGATACAGCGGTGGTAGCAGTTATTGACAGAGTTACTTCCACAGGAACTAAAACACCATTACTTGAGGAAACAGTAGTAGGCGTAGTTTCAGGAAATAACCTAGTTACATGTACTAGAGGTGCGGAGGGTACAGCACAAGCACATGCAGCAGGTTCAGTGGTCGAAATTGTCATCACAAACCTTGGGTGGAACGATATTGTTGATGGTATTCTTGTAGGACACAACCAAGACGGAACACACAAATCAGGTTCAGTCTTAACACTTCCCCAGATTAACGATACGTCATCAGATCACCAATACGTTTTTGCAGTAAACGAACTTGCAGCAGACAGAACAGTTACCCTACCACTACTTACAGGCGCAGACGA